CATAGGCGGAACACTTCGCCACGCTGCGACCATACGATACGCAGCGAGTAGACGTTGCTGCCGAGTGCAACGCGGATCGTGGTGTCTGGCTGCGGGGTCGTGGGGATGAGCTGCGATGCCATCGGTTAGGTTTAGGGCTCGGGCGGGTTGGGGTTGAACCAGAACTTGCCAACACTCTGAGACTTGGCCTTGACCTCGGGTGATGGTGGCTTGTTCTGAGTGTTCTGACTGCCCTTGTCTTTGGGTTTCTGGGCGCGGGTCTGTGCGGGGTCGGGGTCGGTGGCGAGCTCGCTGGCGACGGTGCGAATGACTTGCCCCGTGCACCCGAAGTGCAAGCCCGAGCCCGTGCCCGAGTTGCGCTCGATGCTTAGGTCGCTGAGCACGACGTTGTCGTACTTGCGCAACGCTGTGACGATGGTGACGGGCGCGCGCGCGTTGATGGTGTTTCGCAGCGCGGTCTCGACTTGCTCAACGCGATTGAATGGCCGATCGAACGTGAGCGACACGCTGCGCGCTTGCCCGGCGGGCACCGGGGCGCGGTCGGGGACTATCATGTAGACTTTTTTGTTCGGCTTCCATCCTGGCGCGAACGCATCGAGCAGACTGGCGACGTTGCCGATGATGGGGATGTTGCCGATGTACGGCGGCGCGGCGTTTTGCGGGCCCACGAGCTCGAGCTTCTTGGTGCCCCAATCGTAGTACGTGTTAGAGAGCACCATAAACCCGAGCTCGCTGGCGATCACGCTTGTCCCGAGTGCGCCCGCGATTGCGGTGGCGTGGCTGCCCGGTAGCTCGATGGGTTGGTTGCTGACAACGCCCTCGAGCGTGAGCCGCGTGGGCATGGCCCGCACGTGGTCGGTGATGTCGGCGCCTTCTTCGACTGCGTGCTGCGTGAGCTCGGCGCTTATGCCGTGTGTCTCGCGCAGCGAGACATCGATCCAGATGCCGTTGATGGTGAGGTGCGTGGGCATGGTCAGGGTTTAGGCGCCGGGGCGTTGCGCGTGACAGTGCGCCGCGTGTTGCGAGCGTCAACGCTGGCCTGACGCACGGTGCGGCCTGCGACTTCGCCGTTGGTGTCGCTGCCGATGTTGACCGTGATTGGCGCCTCGTTGATGGTTACGCTTTGTGTGCCCTGCACGGCAGCGGATGGCGGCGCGACTTGGGGGTTGAAGTTGCCAGCGTAGGCGCCGCCGACGATGAGCCCGTCATCGGCTGCGAGTCGCGCGAGCTTGTGCTGCTGCTCTGCCACGCGCCAGCGGCGATTTCTCTCGGCGGCGTCGAGCCTTTTCTGCTCTGCGACGGTGGGCACGTACTCGGGCACGGTTTCGTCTTCGGGCACGTTGTCGGCGCCATTGGCGCGCAGCTCTGCGTTGAGCTGGTTTATCGCGATGGCGGAGTCTCGCGCTTTATTGAGCTCGTCGATAGCGCCTTGCTTCTCGAGCTCGGGCTTGGTGAGCGCGTCGCCCTTGATCATGATGGCGGCCCACCTAAACCAGTCCGGCAGGCTGGGCAGCTTGTGGATCTGCTCGCCTACCCACGCGATAGCCTCGCCGATTTTGTGAATGGACTCGCGTAGCTCCTCGACTTTCCGCTGCCCCTCGTCTGCGCCGTAGAGCTCCTTGAGGAAGTCACCTATCAGCGTGTCTCCGCCGTGGGCGAGCGAATAGATGTCATCGAATGCGATGTAGAGCGCTGCGATGAGCGCGAGCATCGGCAGCGCGCCGAGCATGGCGCGTCCCCACATGATGGCAAACGCAGCGCCGAGCGCGATGAGCGCGGTTTTCAGTCCGTCGGTCTTCTCGTTGAGTGTGACGAACCATTCCGACGTGCGTATCAGCCACGCGAGCAGCTTGTTGCCCTCGGGCATGAGCCCGCGTCCGATGCTGATCCGCAAGTCTTTGATCGTCTCGTTGAGCCCGCGCAACCGGTTGGCGAACGTCTTGGCCGTCTTCGTTGCGTCGCCCTGCATGAGCGCGGTGTCGCGTAGAACCTTGGCGTAGATGAGCTCGGTTTTCTCCGCGAGCTTCATGGTCTCCACTTTCTTGTGGATACCCTTGGTCAGCGCGAACTCTTGCAGTGCGGCGTCGCGGATGTCGACAGCATAGCGGCGCAGCGGCTCGCTCTGCGATGCGAGCCCCGACGAGATGGCCTGTATCGCTTCCTCGGGCGCGGTGTCTTTGAACGATGCGAGGTCGACAGCGAGCCGAGCAAAAGACGTGCTCATCTCGCGGAGCTTGGCGGGGTCGAGGATAATGGTGCTTAGTAGCGTGCCGACGTCTGCCGCATATTTCTGCAGTGTGTAGCGCGAGCGGCCCGTTTCCGCTGCAACGCCTACACTCCACTCGCGGATCTGCTCGAGCCCCTGCGTACCAAACACGGCCTCGAGCACGTTGTCGACTTCCGTGACGGCGCTCGCGAGCTCGACGCTGCCCTTGATGAAGCTGGCGATCGTGCCGGCTGCAAAGAACTGCCCGAGTGTGCCGAGCAGTCCGCCTCCGCCGCTGCTAGCGGCGACTTGGGCGCGACGCGATACCCGCTCGACGCTGGTAGCTGCGTTGCGACCCCCGCGCATGACAGCGCGCTCGCCCTTGGCCGTGGCAGCGTTGAGGCCGAGTAGCTCGCGCTTGATTTTCTCGATGCGCCGGTCGGCCTCGTCGAAGCCCTTGGCGTCGGACTGGAAACCCAGACGCGCGACGAGGTCACGCAGTACGGTTGTCGTCACTTGTGCCCCCTGCGGGCGCTCGCAGCGGCCTCGTACTCGGCCTGCACGCGCATGCCCTCGAGCTCGTCATACATATCGAGCACGTCATGCGCCTCGTAGAGCTCGTCGAGTGACCAGTGCATGCAGATCTCAACTAGGCTGTCGGCGTACTTTCCAGAGGTGGCGATGCGGTGGATGTGCCAGTCGACGCCAACGGGGACGTCGACAGAGACGCGACTAACTGCGACAGGCGCTGCCAAAGGCCCGCTGCGGCGCCTGGTTCCGCTGCGGAGGCGCCGAAAAAACTGGCGAAGTTGACCGTGAGAGCGAACGCGAGCCACTGCGAGTAGGCGTCATACCGCGCCGCAAAATGGTCGTCGAGCAGCGAGCTCAAGAGGGGCTCGCGGTCGCCGTCGAGTACGAGCACGGTTGTTTTAGCGAGTTCGTCACTGATGGTCTCGACGTCGGCGGTGGCGATGCGCTGCGTGAGCTCGCGTATGGCGTCGCTCGCGCCGATGGCGAGCGCCCCGCTGCCGTCGGACGGGTCGCGCACGACGCCGTCGACAAAGCTGGCCGTCATGGGCCCGAGCAGCTTGAGCAAGCGCACGGCCATGACGCGGCCCGCCTTCGCGCCGAGCGGCGTGACGCGATAGACGGTGCCGCATATGAGCTTCTCTTGCGGTGTGCGCATCCTAGCGACCACCCACAAACGCAGTGCGCGCGTCGGCGAGTTTGATCCGCCATTCGTTGACGTTGACTGTCTTGCCTAACTTGATTTCAGGAGGCCCGATAATCCACGCACGCGAGCTGCCCACGATGGTCTTGCCACCCGTGTCACGCACGGCGAATGCGCCCGCGCCGCCGCCGTTTACGGTCTTGATGTCGGCAAGCAGAATGCCGCTGAGCAGGTCGTTTGCGCCGGCTGTTTGCGCGTACTTGAGTGTGGCGATGGCGCTAAAGTTGTTAGTTCTGACGCGGGTGACCTCGCCGTCTGCGCCGACGTAGGCGCTAAACCAATCGTCATCCCACTCGACTGTCACGACCTCGTCTTCTGCGTAGCCGCCGTTAGACAGCAGAATCGCATTGAGCGATACGGTCATTTCATTGATGTTCCATGCCTTGAAGCCCACGCGTGCACCTCCTTCGTTCTGACTGTTAGACCTTGACCGTGCCCTCGATGCGCACGTGGTGGATGGCGCCCGACAAGCAGTAATTGTATTTCATGTCGGGCAGAATGCGCTGCCGCTTTAGGTTGGGGTCGATGGCACCTAACGCGGGCGCGGTGACTGCGTAGTCTTGCTCGCCGTCGATGAGCCCCTGCGCGATGCCCTCTTGGATCTGCGCGAGGATCTGCGTGCGCACGAGCTCGATGCCCGCTGTGGTGTAGGGCACGACGTCGTTGCTGCCGAGCAGCAGAATAACCCTCGTCTGCACACCGATTGTAAACCAGTCGATTGCAACGGTGATGTCGAGAAAGCGCCCGCTCGCGGCCCACCCGTAGAGCGTCCACCCGTTGCCCTTCATGTTCGTATAGTAGTTCGCCGACTTGGTTTTGATGGTGCCGCGCGTGGTCGCGTCGTAGGCAACCTTGGTGATGCTGGCGACTTCTTTGTTGGCCCAAGTCGCCGGGCCCGGCAGCTTGGGCAACATCACGCCGAGCAGCCCCGCGACGAGCGGCTCGCCCGCTGGCGAATGGTACCACCACGACGAGCGGTGATAACCCGACGCCATGGCGGTCGAAGCGACGTCGGTTGTGATGCCTGGCGCGGTCACACCGCTGTCTGCGGTCTGCGGCAGGAAGATCACAACCTCTGACTCTGCCCACGCTGCAGCGTCGAGCTGCGCGGCTGCGCCTGGCGTCACGAGGTCGAGCCCATACCAGTCGCCGTCGAACGAGCGAATCGCTGTCAGGTCGGCCGTCGGCGAGACGCTCGGCGCCGGGGTCATGTCCGCGAAGTGTAGGTTGCTGCTGATAGCCGTGTAGGAGTGCGCGATGCTAGCCGTGTCGCCGACGATGGTTATGACGGCGCCTGTAGAGCTCGCCGTAATGTCGGTGACTGCGTTGAGCGCGGGCACGAGCAGTGCCGCGACAGTGTCTGCGGTAGCCGGCGCCGAGCTCGTGACGAGCACGGCGATGCCGTCTGCGGTGATGCGATACTGCTCGTTAGCCGAGCTCGGCGCGGCGACGGTGAGCTGCACTGACTGCGAGAATGAGCCAGTTAGACGCCCGATCTTGAACGTGGGCGGCGATGGCGTCTGCGACTTGAGCGCGCGAGCGCGCAGGTATATCTGCGACGTCACGGGCACGCTGTAGGGCGCCTTGGTGAGCTCGCTCGCATCGTTGAAGGTGCGCACGAGCTCGGGCCAAAAGTTGTGCACCGCGGCAATGAGCCCGATGCCGAACCCTTGCTGCGTGACAGTTGCGTCCTGCACCACAAACGAGTGTGTGATTACTTCAGCTTCTACGCCCATGGCTTGTTAGTCCTTTGCGAGCAGTCAGGATCGGAGTCGGCGCGGGGGGCTTGTCGATG